TCATATACTCAAGGGCATACAGTTAGATGAATGGTTTGATATGTATAACAACAACAAGGAGATGGTATAATGGACAATTACTACAAGCAGTTAGAAGGATTCAAGATAAAGACATTCTTAGGCGAAGATGCAGAAGGATTCCCTGAGTTTATACTAACTAAACCTAAGTATGAAGATGTTAAGATTGCAGTAAGTTCTGACCCTGAAGGTAATAGTGGTGGGTTCTTATTTATAATGAGTGAAAATGGAGAGGAGACTGTACAATGAATATTAAAGACATGTTATGTGATATGTATGACATTCAACGTCAAGTTAAACAAACAATAGTTAAACCCTTATATAATGAGATACCTTTATATAATGCACCAAAAGATAATGATGGCAGTTGTATAACTATGGGAGATTGCATTGAGAATGTGATTGAACAACTAGAGCAAGAACTTACAAACAGAGGACAATAGATGGATTATGAAATAGGAACTGATGTAGTAGCAAAGTCAAAAGATATTGACGTTACTTGTGTAGGCAAGATACATGATATAATTGAAGATGACGGAAACATATATTATGTAGTTTGTAATAGTTTATTTTTAGCAGAGGAGATACATTGTGAATAGATACTACGTAGAAATGGAACACCCTAGAGGTAAAGAGGAGCATGGCACTTTTTATATCTACATGATGGCTTATGATTCTAAACAAATCATAGATATGATTGATGGAAAAATAGTGTGGATAGAAAAAACATTTGAATAGGAGATAACATGAATAGATTTATTATAGAAGATACACCAAGTAAGATTGCACAATCATTGTGTGACCAACATGTAGTCAAGATGCCACTTGAAGAAGCACAAATGTTATGTACTGCACTATGGCATCATGCACCTGACTATGCAGAGGAACATGACTTGTACAAACCTGTACATCAGAAGCACCCTTGCACACTATGGGCAATGAAAACACAATGGAACTATAGTTTTGCTTTTGGTTTGTATAGATGTATGTTAAATGAGTATGAAAATAGATATCATAAAAAGCATGGTGCGAGTAAACACTTTATTCCTTTGATGAAAGGTTTTTATTTGATGCCTGCAGGTGCAATGACTAAACACCCACAATGTTTTAGTGGACATGATGACTTGAAGACAGATGAGTTTTATCCCATAGAAGCATATAGGAAATTTTATATTGTTGACAAGTCTAGATTTGCAAGGTATAAGTATACAAATAAACCACAATGGATGACAGGAGAAGTAGCATGAAGATACACAGAGTAGTACAGATGCTAGGAGCAACAACTAGCACAGGTAAATTAGCAGATGATATGTATGACTTGGGTCACAAGGATTACTATTCAGAAGCACAAGATAGGTATGTACCTATATCACACATGGACTTTCAGCACATGGTCAGAGCCTTCGTGAAGCTGACTGAACAAGAAGGTGAGGTCAAAGAACTGAAACAGTCTTTAGACTCATCTCACAGAGCATATAAGATGGGGTTTGAAAGAAACAATAGACATATTGAGGAAACTAAATCTTGGAAAGAAAAGTATGAGCAAGAGGTTAAATACAAAGAGTTTTGGAAAAAAGCATACTATGATGAAACAAATAAACTAGGCAAAGGCTATGTGTTCAGCGAGATACCTAATGATACAGATGGTCAAGAGTTTGTTGACACTATGAAGAAATACTTTAATAAGACATCATATAAGATGCGAGTACGTGGACAACACATAAAGCCTGAGTTAAAAGGTACAGGTGCTACCTATTGGGGTCAGAATTTAAATGAGTCCACACATATGAGAATATATATTGAAGCAAAGAAAGGAGAATAATATATGAATATAGATAAAGGCATAGGAATGTTTGTAGGACTAGCGATAGGAGATGCTCTAGGTGCACCTCTTGAATTTAAAAAACCAAGAAGTCCTAAAAGGTATCTTACTAAATATCAAACAGGGGGTACACACGATGTATCCATAGGTGAATGGACAGATGATACGAGTATGGCATTAGCTATGGCTAAATCTTTATTAGAGAAAAAAACCTTTGATGCAGACGATATCATGCAAAAGTTTTGCAAGTGGTATAAAGATGGAGAGTATAGTCCAAGAAATAAATGTTTTGACATAGGTGGTACAACTTCAGTTGCATTGAGTAGTTATCTTGCAGACTACGAGGATTCAGATTTCTTGCAACCATATAGAGGTAGAACTGCACATGATTCATCAGGCAATGGTGCATTGATGAGACTTGCACCTGTCATCATGGTTGCCCAAAACCCCTACCATGCTATGCAATTAGCCACCCAACAAACGTTATTGACACATGGAAGTAACACTTGTGTTGACTATTCTGTGATGTTAGCTGAAGAATTGTACTATGGCTACCCCATACTTAGATACGATAGTGAAAAGTTACCTATTGACATAGACAGAAATGATGTCATGTCAGGTGGGTATGTCAAAGAAACATATCAATGTGCTTGGTGGGCATTTCAAACAACAGACAACTTTGAGGATTGTGTTATCAAGGCAGTTAATCGTGGACATGATGCTGATACATCAGGTGCAGTAGCAGGCATGATTGCAGGTAGACACTATGGCTACACAAATATACCATCACACTTCAAAGACAATTTGATGTGGCGAAACGAGTTGTTTGAGACTGCTAGAAATTTATGTAGTATGGAGTACAAAAATGCAACACATTAAAAGTTTAACAGACCTAACAAATGAATACTATTTATCTAGTGATTTCAATATGTTAGCAGATAAAACTAAAGTAGACTATCAATACTTTTTAGGTGTTATGTTAGGCACATCTGTTGACACTAAAAAATTGTCAGCAACTCAACTTAAAAATATGTCAGGTGCAAAGGCAAGACGAGCATATGAAGTGTGGCTAAAACGTGGTATCTTTATGGCTAATCATGTCTGTTCTGTGGCAAGGAAATTGTATTCATTTGCTATGGAGATGGGGTATGCTGAGTCAAATCCTTTTGCTACATTTAGACGAAAGGCAACACAAACTAGGAAGGTTGTATGGACAAAGGAACAAGTGCGTCAATTTCTTGACTATGCCTACAGCGATTTCAAGTACAGAAACATAGGATTGATTGTACAAATGGCATATGAATGGTGTCAGAGAGTAGGGGATATGAGAACATTAGAGTTTTCTAGCATAGATTTTGATAAAAGTGTGTTAAATTTGCAACAGTCCAAGAGAAGAAGTGTAGTACACCTGCCGATTTCTCTTGACTTATTAGAAATGCTTAATCAACAGAAGGAAGAGTATGGTTTTCAGTCTTATGTCGCACCCTACCCAACTGCGATTAGAGGTTCATACGAGCCTTATTCCCTTCATAGGCTATCCAAAGTGGCTAGAAGGACAATGAAGCTCTGTGGACTGCCTGATGAGCTACGAATAGCAGACTTACGCAGGACAGGTACAACTGAAATGGTAGAAGCAGGTGTATCTATGGGTCAGATTATGTCTGTGACAGGTCATGCAAACCCTAATAGTGTGAAGCCTTACATGAAAAATACATATGCTTCTGCTGAAAATGCATTGACAACTAGAAAAAACTATGCTATAAGCACAGATAACGTGCCGAACAAATAATATTATATATACATATAAGTGAGATATACAAATGAATATTTATAACTTTGTAACTGATTTACAACTAAGTGTAGGAGAAAGTAAAAGACTTACTTGTCCTAACTGTAATGGATATAAAACTTTTACTGCTACCAATAACATGGGTAAACTTTTGTGGAATTGTTACAAGTCAACCTGTAAAATATCAGGCTCAACACGTGTCCATCTATCTGTAGATGATATACGTGATGCCATCACAAATGATGTATTGGATTTTGATAAAGAGCATTTTGATATGCCTGAGTACGTAGTGTCACACAACTACAGGCGAGAGGTCATGGACTTCTGTGAACTGTGGGATTTAGACTGTGACAAATTGAATCTACACTATGATGTCAAGGACAAGCGAGTTGTATTTCCTGTCGAGCATAACGATACAATCGTTGATGCAGTTGGTAGGTCAGTAACAAAGTTATTGCCTAAATGGAAAAGATATGGAAAAAGTAACTTGCCTTTTGTTCATGGATGTGGTAGGGTAGCAGTTGTTGTTGAGGATTGTGTTAGTGCATCTGTGGTAGGTAGTGATGTATTAGTTGGGGTAGCTGTGTTGGGTACGTCATTGGCAGAGTCTCACAAGAAGTATCTCTCACGATTCTCAACAGCGATTATAGCACTTGACCCTGATGCCTTGCCAAAGACATTATCATTTGCAAAAGAATTACGAGGACACGTGAACGATATAAAAATAATTAGATTGACAGACGACTTAAAATATCGTACACCTACGGACATAAAAAATTTAATGAGCCTAACCCCAAAGGAGTAACAACATGGAATTATCATTAATACGAAGTCTTATGGATAAAACATTCTATGATGACCACAGAGGTGCTAAATGCCCTGACAGGTTATTCAGTAAGGATGTACGTAAGATTAAACAAACACTAGATAAAGCAATAGATATCTATGAGAGAAGTGTGACACCTGATGAGATTGAAGCATTATTTCTAGCTAACAATCCATCAATGACTACTGCACAGAAACAAGGATACTCTGCTTTGTTTAATAACATTAAGAAGGAGCAACCTCTTGGAACAGATATTGCACAAGAAGTATTATCTAAATTGTTTCAGCAAGTCGTTGGGGAAGATATTGCTAATCTTGGCTTTGACTACGTTAATGGTGCTAAATCCTCTCTTGAACCCCTTAGAAATCTTCTTGAGTTGTATGGGGATGATTTTACACCTAACCTTAATATAGAGTGGGATGATATCTCTATTGAGACATTGCTTGCTAAGAATGACTTAGAAGCTAGGTGGACATTTAACATACCTAGCCTGACACGTAAGCTAGATGGTATAAATGCAGGACATTTGATTGAGGTTGGTGCTAGACCTAATACAGGTAAGACATCCTTCCATGCATCACTTATAGCTAGTCCAAATGGATTTGCTCATCAAGGTGCTAAGTGTGTAATTCTTTGTAACGAAGAAGGTTATCACAGAGTTGGTGCAAGATACTTGACGGCAGCCACAGGTATGACTGTACAAGAAGTCAAGAATAATCCTAGTCAGGCACAGACAAGATATAAACCTGTATTTGATAATATCAAGATACGTGACGCATCTAATCGTGACATGGCATGGGTGGAGAGTGTGTGTAAGGCATATAAGCCTGACATTCTAGTGTTGGATATGGGAGATAAGTTTGCTAGGACAAGTGGATTCTCACGACCTGATGAAGCATTGAAGGCTAATGCAATACATGCTAGACAGATTGCCAAGACATATGAATGTGCAGTCTTTTACATGTCACAGTTGTCTGCTGAAGCTGAAGGTAAGATTGTGTTAAATCAAGCTATGATGGAAGGCTCACGCACAGGAAAAGCCGCTGAAGCTGACCTTATGATTCTCATAGCTAAGAATCCACAAGTAGAAGGACAAGATGAAGAAGATGTACAGAGACATCTTAATATAGTAAAGAATAAGTTATCAGGTTGGCATGGTACAGTCCACTGCGAACTTGACTACAAGACAGCGAGGTATACAGCATGAAGCTAACACTTGACGTAGAGAATACCGTTACTCATAGAGGTGGTAAGTTACACCTTGACCCATTTGAAGAGAACAACAAACTTGTTATGGTTGGTTGCCTAACAGATAAAGGAGAGGAGCATTTATTTAGAGATGACTTCACAGGTGTGCAGGAATTACTAGACGAAGCTACAGTCTTGATAGGACACAATATTGTACACGATTTGCTGTGGTTGTGGGAGTGTGGATTCAAATATGATGGCACAGTCTTTGATACCATGTTAGGAGAATACATATTACAACGTGGTCAGAAAGAGCCATTATCATTGGAAGCATGTGCGATTAGGCATGACTTAGATACAAAGAAACAAGATACAATGAAAGAATATTTTAAGAATAATGTATCTGTTGACGAGATTCCCCCACAGGAATTGTCAGACTACTTATCTGCTGATTTAAAAGCTACACAACAGCTAAGTGATTCCATATACAGAAGACTAAATACAGTAGACAATGCTAATCTTATGGAGATTGTCTTGTTTA